GGTTCATCGTCTAGTGCTCTGAGCCAGTGACGCTGATTTCCGTGCATTAGTATTCTCTCTGCCAGTAGGCATCATCGGAATATTGGTAGTAGAGCTCCTGCATTTCATTCATGAACCGTGCAGCTTGGAGGAGCTTCTCAGCATGTTCTTGCACAGTTGGAGATCCCATTTTCTCCCCATTTTGTATGATGTAGGCTGTGAAGAGTTTCTGCTTCCTGTCCCATTGTATCCAGACTAAACCTATCTGGAAGTGCAACAGACCCCTGACGGTGACGGGATAGGTAACGAGAATACATTGGATCTTCTGGTGGATCATCGTTCATTCTCCTGTTGAGAGAGGGGGCCAGGACGGACCCGACCCCCTGAGTTTATATTATTCGGGTACTGCCGTACCTCAGAATGGGTGCTCGTCATCGTCGCTGGCGGTGTCGGCGGGATTGGTATTGCGCTGACCGTTGCCATCACCGGAACCCATGAGGTTGATGTCATCTGCGGTAACTTTGATGGTAGCGCGAGCTTCACCGTCCTGGCCGATATAGGCACGGGCAGACAAAAAGTTCGCCTTAATTTGAACCTCTTTGCCCTTGGTCAGATATTGCAGTAGGGCTTCACCGAGCTTGCCCCAGACAGCAACATCGACCCACTCGGTCTTCTCGATCTTCTCGCCATCTTTCTTGTACCAGGCATTGATCGCCATGCTGAAGTTGACAACACTGTCGCCGCTTTGCAGGTATTTCTGCTCAGCGTCACGACCCAAACGACCGATCAGTACGATAGTATTCTTGCTATTCATGTGTTTTCAGTCTCCTTGACTGTGTATGTGAAACCAGGGAACCATTGTCCCCTTTAGTTTCGTGCTGTTACGCGATGTGAGCACAGAGAGAGTTATTTGAAGGGGAGAAAGGGGGGTGTATACTAATCCTCCCTTGCGTCGGTACACATCTCGTGAAAGAAGAGAATTATTCATCACGGGATTGTACCACAGAATGCAGTGTGATGCTATCCCCATAGGGGTGGGAAGCTATGCCGGTCATAGCCCGACTTCAGCAACATCTCCCTATAGAATCCCTCGGCGATCCATACAGTGGGTTCGCCAAGGGTGCCGACCAGCGCGACCTTCTCTCCATACAGGAGTTTGGCCGCTAAATGATACTTGGTCCAGCCGGGGTTCCATTCGTCTCCTTCGCGGCGCTCTTTATTCTGTCGCCGAATTTGAGTGGACTGCATGGGATGTGAGCCCCAGCGATTACCCAGACGGCGACGAAGCGTGGCGATGTCACGGCCATCTTTCTCGGTCCGTGCGGAAGCCTCGACAAGGTATTCAGTACCTAGCCGCATACGATATGAGCCATTGAAGATACCCTCCAACAGCAGGAACGAAGTGAGGGCAAGAGCACGGCCCAGCTGAACGCACAACTCCGCGTTACCGGAGCCTATGCCAGCGTAGAAGGTGTGCTTGCCTGGTCTTGTGGGATAGCGTGAAATCACACGCCAACCCCCGGGTACAGGGGTGTCAAGCGTACTCTGGAGATAGGACGCTACGTTGCCATTGATACCGCGACCCAGGGGGCCCTTTGCGGCAGTAGCTCCACTCTCGAAGAGTGCGCGAGTCTCATGGTCCAAGTACAGTTCCTTGGTACCAGTCAAACGGGAAAATAGGGACATTGTGTCCTCCGTATAGGGGTGCCGGTCGCCCATGCTTAGGGCCGACACACAGAATAAGCCGACGAATGCGTAGGCCGAAGAATGCCCGTGCGGGCAACGGCCTGGCGACAACGCGGGGGTAGCGCGTTCGGATGGGGGTGGCGGGAACTACGCAAATAGCGCCCAGTTACGCCAGTCCTCCTCTGACATATATCTGCATATTGTGAGGGAGTAATTTCGCTCCCGGGGCATAGGCTGAGGTGACTCCCAGCCGGGGTCAACTGAGCCGTGTGGGTCAAGCACTCCATACCCACTAGTCGCCATCAAAGTCCCATTTGACCTTGATAAGCTCCTCGGCCTCATCCATCGTGAGGCCATTCTTGTCGGCTAACCCATCGAGCAGGTCAACACGTTCGTCCCAGGCTTCCTCGGCCCGGACTTCGTGCATGTGCTCGGCGAGCAGCTGGTGGGAATACTCCTTACGGCTCATACCGTAAGGGTAGGAGTCGAACAGCGACGAAAGGCGCTCCGGATGAGAGAAACGATTCTCGTCATCCATCATGTCTTGCGTATCTGCGGGATCGTAACCGACCATCATCTTGCTCCTTAGCTAAATCGGGTAAAAGGTGAGGGGGGCCTTGCGGCCCCCTGGCGTCTACCGGAAAGAAACCCGGTACATGACAACCGCGAAGATTGCGATGATCGCTACCGTCACGATCATATCGGCATGTTGCATCCTCGCGGACATCTCCGTCGTGTACCACTCCAGGAAGTCCATCCTATGCAACCTCCTCGATGAAGCTGGCAAACCAGGGATTGAGTTTGAGGTCAAACTTGACCACGCACCCAGTCATATAGCCATCCAGCCGGATTTCCTTGCCACCGGCGTTCTGGCTTTCCTCGGTGCCGAAGACCTCACCCTTTTGCTGAGCGAGACGGTCATTCATCTCTACCGCGCTGCCAGTTTGCAGCAGCGCCCATGGCCCGCCAACTTCACGTAAGAACAATGCGAACATAACTTACCTCCGATTGTATATATGCAAGATCTCGAATGTCTCGCATACCTTTATGGGTACGCAAACAGCCCATGTGTGTGGACACACACAGCCATATACCCATATAGTATATATACATATATATGTATATACATTATATGATTATATGATTATGATTATTGAATGATGATGATGATAGATACACCATTGAATGTGAAGATAGACAATGATGTATCTATATTATGGAGACTACATCTACACTCAGTCAGCCTGTGTGAAGATGTCACCTCTGGCTACATCTACTGCACAGTAGACACAGCCCACTATGGGCTGTTCTATGTGGCGTAGATGTTGTTCCCATGAAAGCTGGGAGTTATACTCAGGCATGGTTAGATGCCCTACGTGCCTCTTCCGAGGTACGCCATCGAGACCAGTGGGGATGAGATGTGGGGTGAGTAACCCCGCATCATCCTCCTGGGCCCATGAGTAGCCCATACTCTCCAAGGTGGGATACAGAGAGGTACTGTTAGCCATGATAATCTCCTTTCATGGCATACGGTATACACCCTATGTGTACACACGGCCCTGCACACCAGAACACAGCTGATGTGCAGAGTGCATATACCCACAGATGGGTGCCCTGCCTACCCCTCTACGGCATGTCGATTAGAGGGAATAGCAGGGGGATGTAACCCTGTGTGGGCAGGGGTGATGCCCACGAGTGGAACTTACGGTACTGACCGGGGGTGATGTCCACCTCCAGCGTTTCCTTGGGGGCACTACGCACCAGTGTGTACTGGGCCGTCTTGCCCCTGACAACACATTGAGTGAAATACTCAATGTCCTTACCAAGGCGGATAGTGGTATCAGACTCGATGTCATCATCCTCTATCCACTTGCCTGTGAGATTCAGGCTGTGCATGTCATCAGCAAAGAACGCTGCCATGGCAACCTGTTTCTCCTTCATGTTCTGATACACGATACGGGGCATACTGTTCTCCTTGTGTGGTGCTATAGCCTAATCAGCCTTGATGATGGTGTAGGCGATAGCTTCGATTAAATCAGCATAATGCCGAACATTGGCATTATGGGCTAAACGACGTGAAAGTAGGTTGGGGTAGCCGAGTTCACAAGCGACTGCGGCTTCTTCGATATGAACGGTCTTAGCGGCCAGGGTATCCATAAACCCTTTCGGAAGTTCATACCCCCCCAACGCTGACGTGGATTCCAGGCGGGCCTGCACCAAGATGGTAGCTTCGCTGATGATCGACGGTATGGTACGCATTTGATTGTCTTCTTTCTCCCCAGTGGGGAAATATATATACAAGCACCCCCAGAGGGGGTGGTCTCACTTTTATATGTTACCTACTACATATATAGCCCCATCAGAATACTCGGCTCTGAAATCGGCCCTTGTCAAGAAAATTTCCAGTGGTATAATAGCCCCGGATTATCCTCCAAGATTGATCCAACCTGTTGACCCGTGGGCCGTCAGTCGCGCACGGGTCTTCTCTTTTGTGGTACAATGTTATCGGGTCGGGTTAGAGGCATGGGGGCAAAGCTTCCGCCTCAACCCCCATCCACCATTACACCCAGGAGCGCATGAATGATAGCTATACTCAACGCAATCAGAGCTTTCCTACTCGCCCTACTCTACGGTCCTCCCCGCATCGATGTTTCCATAGCAAGCCGCAAAAGATGTAAACTCCCGCTTTTTGACAAGGTGTTCGTCTACGTTTCGGGCGGTTTTTCTTTCTACCTCGAAGATCTTTCCTTGATCGAGCCTCTGACGCAATTGACCGGTACCCCGGTCTTCCAGGGCTATGACCGCGTAGGCGACGAAATGGGCATTGCATTGCCAGCTGACCAGTGGATTCAGGTTCGGTTGAGGAACCAGGGCAGAACGGTAGCTGTCATTCGTTTCGAGAGAAATGTACACGGGGTGTTCCTATGGTTCCACCCTGACATGGACATGGACGGTGAACCACGCGGCTGGCACCCCTGTGCTGTGTTGCAGGTTGACCGTGACTTAATCGAGAATTGGCTAAAGGAGGCCCGAAGTGGCTAGAGCAAATCCAAATCACGAACAACTGATGACGCGATGGGAACGTGAGGGGAGGCCCCGCTTGTTCAATGCTTTCGGTAGACGCTGGAAGGCCGTGAAAGCTGGTGGCACCGTCAACTTCATTCTGATCCAGGACGCTGGTGGCCTGGATGCTCACTATGGCTCAGTATCGATGAGTGGCCCTGACCAGGCTCCACCCACCACAGTAGCCCCGGTCCTGGTAGAGGAGTTGGCAGATGGCGTTCCGGAAGAAGTTATACACCCTGAATCAGGGGGAGAGGGCGATGTTCCAGAGGCTCCAGAGGGAGAACAACCCGCAGGGGATAACAGACTTCTATCTGAGGAGCCCGAACTCGGGGACGTGGTGGAGGCCGATACCGATAGCGCACATCAAGAGGCTGACGGTTCCTGAATTCATCGACGCCGGTAGACGCCTGCTTGATGCCTATCGCGATTTGAGAAGCCACTGGGAACGGCTGAAAAAGCCGGACTTCTTTGCTTTCACGATTGATAACGACTGGGTACAAATTGCCAAGCACGAATATGAGCGCGACTCGATTAATCTCTTCCGCCGCTATCGCACGCTCTGGGAGGCCGGGGAACCGGTCTTTCATCACCACCATGGTATTCTGCAACTCCCGTGGCAATTAGAGATGTGGCATTCCGATCATCCCATCCAGTGCGTCATCGGGGGCTTCGGCTCTTCGAAGACGTGGGGAAAACTGATCGACATTCTTGTCCGGGCTGCCACCGTACCCGGTTATCGTGCCTTCTGTCTCGCGCCCTATTCTATCCAAGCCATGGAAGTCTACAAACAGGCCATGGTTATGATGGACGGCACCCTCTTCAAGGAACGCTTTCTCCTCAAGGCCCCCACCAAGCCCTACGCACAGCTGGTTATCGGGAATGACTTCGTTGGCGAGAACGTCATCGAGATTTATTCCATTATGGATGACCCCGACAAGCTCCTGACGCTTTCCGGTGACGAGGCCATGATCGATCAGGCTGAACAGCTAGATGAGATCGACAGGGTGGTCAGAAATATCGGCACGCGCTTGCGTGGACAGGTTCGAGGACGGCCCCGGCGTGGGCAAATCTCCCTGATTGCGAACTCAGCGGATAACCCGCTCCTCTGGGACATCTTTGACGAGGGAGCGACCGACCCGGACTTCACATGGTCCTATGGCCCTTCCACGAGCGAGAATATCTACCTCACCATGTCCGATTTGTTCCGATTTGAACGGCAAGTCGGCGCAGACGCGCAATCACGCAGCGTCCATCTCTTGGGACACCGCCCAATAGGTGCCGGTGAGCACTTTTCGCACGGCACGTTGCAGAAGTCACGTTCGTCCGACCTCGAACACCAGATGCAGCAAGGGCTGGACCTGAAGTTACCAGGCTACCACAAGGCAGAGGCCCCTCGTGTGGGTATCTACGAGTGGGAACTGCCCTACCGAGAGGACCGCATTTACATGGTGGCCGCGGACCCGGGCTGGTCGAACCCCCCTGGCCGCAACAGTGCTGGCATAATTGTCTGGGATATTACCTTTTTCCCTAAACAACCGGCGACCTTGGCCGCTTTCCACTGGGTTTTCGGCAATAACAGCCCCGCACCCTGGCTTGCGAAGTACACGGAGCTTGTTATGCGCTTTCACGCGGTCGGTAGGAACGCTTTTGACTCCACAGGGCCGCAAAGTGGCTATGAAAGGGTCGAAGGCATGGCAGAACTCCAACCAACGCCCGTTTCAATGGCCGGCAATACGAAATACGTCCTTTTGACGCTCACAAAGTCCTGGATGGCGAATGGGATGTTCGAAATGCCCTTTATTCCGCATATTTTCTCCCAATTGGCGAAATATCGGCTTCCGGACGCCAAATTGAAGCAAGATTTGGTCATGATGATCCTGGTGGCCGTCGCATGGCTGGAACACCTCTTCTACTCCGATAATGACGATGAATTTGAGCATTTCCCGCGTCCTACCGCAGCATTAGACCGTTATGATAGAGATCCCGATGCGCGCTATTAAACGCTTTTTCGCCCTTCGCATTTTGCGAATATGCGATATAATCAATCGTAGGATAACTCCCTGGCTCGGCTTTGAGGCAGAAGAACCCACAACTCGCTATGACCGCGACGAAGACGACCGTTACGGCGGCAGTCGCACAATCAGATAGGAGAAACACTGTGAGAAATTTTTTCGGTTGGAATGGGAACGCAATGGAGTACGGATGGAACGAACTTTCGCAAATTCTGTTGGAAAACCAATCTGCAACCGACCTCATCATGAACGACCACAGCAAGGCGGCCTTTATAGCAAGAATCCGCCGCAGTCAAGACCCCGAATACATCGGCATATCTCGCGCCGATTTTCCCGACGATGAATGGCGAGATCTAAATCCCCGTGGATTAATTGACCGCTGGGAGTACCGCGACAACAACCTCTACCATTATTGGCCGAACGAGCCGCAGATTGATGGCCGCCTCGATCTTATCGAGCTACTCGAAAAGCTAACTGAAATTATGCTGCTCGCCGAGAGTCGCGGTCTCAAGTTTTGCATCGGTAACTTCTCAGTTCCCGCAATTAACCAGTCCGAGATCGACGCTGGCTTGTGGGACAACTTTCTGGTCCAGGCGTCCCGTATCACCAACGCGGGCGGTGGGGTGGTCGGCTTTCACGACTATACATCGTATCTACTTTCCTTTGGGGCCGCAGGTAGAGATCCCCGTCTAATGATCAATCCAAACACGGCTGAGCGCAACTGGCCCACTCGCACAGAGGTGCTGCGGACACAATCAAGCGGAAACTGGCATATTGCCCGCTGGGTGTGGCTGGTTGACCGTTGTGCGGCGATCAACGTTCTGCCCCCGCAAATTGTTATCACCGAAGGTCTCTGGGACCGTATGCCGAATTACGAGAACGTAGGCGGTACCAATATCCACAGTGCGATGCAGGGCCGTTACTACGACGGCCAGCGCATCGAAGGGCCCATCGACCAGATTCCCGTCGCTGGCAATATCCTGGGAATAGCCCCGGAACAAGCTATGATAAGGCAAATGGGCTGGTACCAGAGTGTCATGCCGCCCTACGTGCGCGGCGTCAATCTCTTTACCCTGAACTATAACAAAGTCTGGATGGAGCGCCGTAGCAACTTCGGTATCCGCCCTGCTTATATTGGGGCAGTGAAAAGCATGTTCGGCTTCCGACCCGTGCCGTTACCCGAGCCGGAGCCGCCTATTGTTGTTGACCCACATATCTACCTCACCATTCGTGTCGATGTGCAAAATGTCCGGTCTGGGCCGAATATTCAATACCCAGTTACAAGCCAGTTGATTCAGGGGAGTGTGCGCGTGGTAACGGGCATTAATCCTGAAAAAACGTGGTTCCGCATTGCAGCGGGCTGGGTATTTCGCGAATTGGTCGATGAGGCTGGCGTCGGCATGGACATCGGCGATCTTCCGGTTGTCGTGATTCCGAGAAAGCGTAGCCTCATCAGCTTCAGCACCCATCACGATGGCTTCGATAACTTCCTGTATCGCTACAAACCTACCGCGGTGCTCACAATGGCCGGTTCCCAGCACGCACAGGATCTTGCCAGTGCGGGGATAGACGCCATTCATCGTTTTTGGCCGGACCGCGACATCCACGAAACCATGAGCGCCTTCGAATTCGTCGAGCGCCATAAAAACCTTGCCCGTGATAATGTCATTGTGCATACCAATAATGAGCCGCCCAATCCGAACGACCCCGAGCAGGCCGGGAAATTGGTCAATTGGCACATAAATGTTATCCGCCTGTCAGCACAGTATGGGCTGCGGCTATGTATTTTGAACTTTGGTGCAGGCGGCCCTGACATCGATAAGTGGGGCCTCTATGACACTCTTCTGCGCGAAATCGAGGCCGACACACTCAACCAACCAGGCCAAAAACCGCGTGTTGCGATAGGTCTCCATGAATACGCCCCCGGCTTGATTCACGCCGGTATGCAGCCAATTGACGCGACTACCTACAAACCACCCGCGAAGTATGAAGATTGGCCGCGGGAGAACCTCGACGTTAACTCTTGGTTGTTCTATCTAGTTGGCCGCTACAAACACATGTTCCAATACTGCGATGCGATGGACATTCTGCGTCCTGACGTGTATATCACCGAATCCGGCTTTGACGGCCTCACCGACACCGAATCGCAACGATATTTGACCGCGCTGAAAGAAATCGCCTTTCCCGACCCGCCTTGGACCCATTATCGCAGCTGGGCGACCCTAGGGGCAATTTGGCGATATTGGTGGCCGCAATGGAACAAAGAAGAGGCGGCATTCCGCCAGTATGAGTGGGCAGCGGACTACATCTACACTGAACCGGAGATAAAGGGAATACTTCTCTTTGCCATCACCGATGACCCAAAGTGGAAACGCGACTTCGACTACTCGGACGCCGTAGAGCTTCAAGAGCTTCTCTTGCGGCGTAGTGAGGGTACTACTCCAGTCCCGGTTCCAGTTCCCCTTCCCGAGCCGGAACCGGAGCCCGAACCTGAACCCCCGCTTCCCGATCCCCCCGACGTGGCATTTATCGAGGTGCCCCTAGGGTCAATTGCGGACATACTAGAGGTCATTGCCAGCTGGCTTCCGGACGATGATAATCTGCCCGCCCTGATAGATAACCTGCGCGAGGAATAACATGCGGAGTCTCAAAATCCGGCTGTGGATACATCGAATTCTCTACAATACCCGCTTCCTTGCGGCGTACATGATATTTCGCTCTCTGGCCCTGCCTATCAATACATGCCACTACATCCTGGCAGGGCACATGCGAATTCGCCACTTTCTGGTGACTGGCGTTATCAGGGACGGCAGCATTGACAACGCCATTGACGCTGAGTATATCCGGTCATATCGGGTGAGAAAGACGCTTGCTTTACCCGAAGATTCTGATATAATCATGAAAATGTTGCGACTATGATTTGGGAACACGACTATCTCGCGACCGACTCCTCAATCATTCTCGACGTGGCATTTGCCATGGGCTATTGGCTGGAGTGGAACGAAGCCATCAAGACCTGGGTACTTCTCGACAAGAACGATGAATGGGTTGGTGACTACGCCAACCTGGGGGAAGTAGGAATCAAATTGCGCTTGGTGATTATCCCGCTATGCAACTTCAGACTTGTGAGACAGGAAGAATGGTGCATGAACTGAGAGTTTTGGATCTCTACTGCGGGGCCGGTGGTTGTAGCATGGGCTACGCCCGCGCAGGTTTCCACGTCACGGGCCTAGACCATTCGCCCCAGCCAAACTACCCCTTCGATTTCGTGCTCGGCGACGCGCTCAATCCACCCTTCAAACTCACCGATTTCGATCTGTTACACGCCTCGCCGCCATGTCAGCGATACTCACAGGCCACGCGCAATGACCGCAAGGAAAATCACCCCGACCATGTGGACATTATCAGGGACATTTTTATCGCCTCTGGTGTGCCCTATGTCATCGAGAACGTCCCAGGAGCACCGTTAACCAATCCCTTGACCCTTTGCGGCACAATGTTTGGCCTCAATGTGCGGAGACATAGATTGTTCCAAACTTTGCCGGAAATATACTTTCCACCAGCCCCTTGTAACCATTATAAGAAGACCGTTCGCCAAGGTTTCGCGCCGTCAGAAGACGAGTTCCACTGTGTCGTGGGCAACTTCAGCGGCATACCCCAAGCTCGCGAAGCGATGGATGTTCCCTGGATGGGACCCCGCCGCGAAATCGCCCAGGCGATACCACCCGCCTATACCCAATGGATAGGTGAGCAAATAAAGGAGATGCTAGGATGGTAGAAGAAATGAAAATAACACTTATCGCTGAAATTTATCTGAGCAGCGGCAGCATTAAGGTGGGGGAGGGCACTGTCGGTACAGTGTTGAAGGAAACCGACTTCGGCTATTTCGTTCGCTTTACCATCGACGATAAGGATTACGACACGTTTATCTGGTACTTTCAAGCAAGGGAGAATGACAGTGAACATAACGCATGACGCATTTTCACGCCTCATCATTGACCAGTACGTAAGGTTGAACCGCCAGCATCTTCTTGGCGGCGGCGACATAGAATTTTTGGGGGCCGAAAACGTCGGGGGAGACCTTTACCACATGATTTTCGAGTACACCAAGTACGGGCTGAAAGAGTGGCGAGAGGCAATTCCCGCGCCACTCACATATAACGCAGGCACGGAAGAACCGCCCCCTAATTTCCAGACGGAACAATTAACGTTCTATTCCGTTCGCGTTGTCGTTCCCACCCAGGGAGTACCCGAGGTGCCCCGGACGCCCTGGCAGCTGGCGAAGTATTACTTTCTGGGCAAGGGCTGGCGATATGGCATCATGCGAATTATGATTGCCCGCGAGCTTTCGGTCCAATTGCCGCAAATGATGGCATCCTACATCCACATGTATTTCGAGTCGCAGATGATGTGGCAACGTGCTGCCGAGATACAGAAGCTCGAGAAACAACTCTACCCGTCGAGATCAAGGCCCACTGCGGCTCCGGGGCCGTCAAAAGACTGGGGAATCCATGATTGAGATCGAGTTCGATGAGAAGGTCCAGTTCACTGTCACCGAGGTGGATGACAACGGCAACCGCAAGCTGGTAAAGGTTTTCTCTTGCATGGGTGGTGACAAGTTACGCTTCCCGTCCCTGAGAATGATGGAGCAACATTGCCTCTGGGATGCCGGCCATGGTCGCATCTACGTATTTGAGGATACAAAGGGGAACGAGTAATGAGAATCTATCAACTATATCAAGAAGCATACGCTCGGAACGACAACACAATAATGATTGCTCCCGCCGCCGAACCCCAATTAATCGTAAAAGCCTATGATGAGAACCACCAATGGTATGACGATGCGCTAGGCGATTTACGATTACTCAAGAACTGGTACGTGGGCATTTGGGAAGACGGCCAGCGCGTGGGACTTTTGCTTGTTGACGACCTGAGAGATAGCCACGGAACTCCCGAAGAGGAGATCGATACGTCCATCCCAATTTGGTCTCAGCCCGCAATTAGGGACATCATAAACGAGGAGATGCGCTATAGGCCACTCGGTGATGAGACGCAGGCGGATACCGTCGAGGCGGTGTGGCCCAAAGCCCCCATTGATGCGGAGGACGAATGAGAGAAGCGCGACGTTGGGTAGAGGCGCTTTGTATCTTTGCGGCCTTTACCCTTGTCTACTACACCCAAAAGATCTATCGCTGTCTGCGCTCTTGACAGACCCCCCTACCGGAGTTACAATCAGATTGAAAATGTACGTTTTCGTGAAAAGGTGACAAAATGAATGACCGAGAAGAGTATTTCGACCGCGATGAATATGTCATGTCGGTCTCGGCGGCATACGCCGCTCTCCTGGTGGCAATCACCTTTATCATCTGCTTAGGGTATCTGGGTTATAAATTGTCCAATGGCCTTCCGGGACTTCAGGTTTTGGTCGGCGAAACGCGGGGCAGCAAGACAACCTCGATCCTGGGTCAAGACAACCCCCTGGAAATCAACTACAGTTTACAAGAGAACGAACCTGGAGAGATACGCCTTTCTTGCACGGGCAACCTTTTGGGTTTTGAGGAAGCCGTTATGATGCTCAACGGTGACTACATCGCGAATTACCAGCTGGCGATTAACTTTGCGTCCATCAATGACCAGGACGCGCTCAACCAGAGTGTTGATGACATGGCCGCCGCCGTGAATAGTATCGACAATCTGCCAATCCCCAGTTGCGTCGGGTTTATGGAGATGTTGGCAAGTTCGCACAAAACGTTCTTTGACGGCCTTCTGGCCTTTCTCGAAGTTATGAACGCGGAAGAGTCCCAGGACGGAGCCAACGCGCTGACCACATGGCGGAATAACAACGACAGCGCCTATCTCGCCAACGGCTTCTTCTTCGGTAAGCTGGCCCTAATTGTCGAGTTTGTAGAGGGAGAGGAATGAAATTATTGGGGCTGGTCGTGATCGTGACCTACCTCTTGCTCCTGGTCGCCGGAACTATATTTTTGAGGGAGTGCAAGTATAAGTGCCAGTATACTGTTTGGGAGTACGCACATCACACTTGCATGGATACTGTGGGAGATTTCCCTTATTGCTCCCAATTATCCAGTGGGCTCTTTAGAATAATGTCCGCAGCGAACAGGGAGCTACGGTGGATAACGAGACCGACAGAAAGTTGCTGAAGCTCCTGGTCGTTCAAATCTTCTTCTGGGTTTGGGTTTGCGGCATTTTTGTTCTGATTATTCGATACTACGGAGGAACGATATGACACTTATCCAAATTGTAATCGCATCGTTCTGGCTCACCTTGGGCATCCTTCTTATCGCCGTTACACTCTCGAGAATGATCGATACCTGGGGCGACAAATGATACCCAATATTCGCGAACTAGTAGATCCCCAAAAGGGACCATTGGGCTGGATGGCGACCATTGAATATGACGGGTTTGTCGTGTATGCTATTGGAGATAGCCGCAAAGAATGTGTCGAGAAGTTCAAACGTGCTATTGTCTTCTTCAATGCTGAATATGCTGAGAGAGTGAACGAGTTCAGGAGCCACAACCATGCTTGAGTATACGGAGCGCAGGTATAGGGAAGCATACGACCGCCAGCTGATTACCATCGGCGAGCTAAGTACCAAGTTACATAGCGCCCGACAAGATTCGCGGCATGGGCAAGCGGCAGCCTCAATGTTAATGGAGCACCGTGACCGTCTTATCGCGCAGAAGGAAACACTGGAGGAATACATCTTGGGAACCTACGATTCACCCGAACCAGCTAACGAGGGCGCATACTGGGCCTTGGCAGCAATTCTCCTTTTTGTCGTCGTTTGTATTCTAATTCTCATAATCATAGTACCATCCGGGGTCTGAAGGGCTAAGCCCGGTAGCCGCCAAAGTGCGGCACCGGAACGTGGGTTCGACTCCCACCAGATCCACACGACCAAGAGATAAGCCATGGGTGGACCGAGGGGGATAAGCTCCCCTCGGCGGCCACCCGCGCAGGTTAAAATGAATCACAAGGACTCGTAGCTCAGGGGTAGAGCGTGGCACTTGCTCGGTACTGAAGTGCAGATGAGGTCGCAGGTTCGAAACCTGCCGAGTCCTTTAGGTGCGAGTCACATCCTAGGGTCTGTGATCGTACCGAAAGTCAATAGACGGTGAAACTCCTCTACGGGTTAGCCCTTGTAGGGGCGAATGGATACCCGGGTTCGAGTCCCGGCGCTATAAAAGACCTCATGAGCACCCTATCTTGAGCCTGCTAGCTCTGAGGGATCGCAATATGAGGCGCGATAAAAGGGGAGATCCGCTGCCGTCGAGTGATTGCCGTATCAGGAATTCGAATGAGGAGCCAGGGGAAAACCCAAGCGTAATCGGTTCCTGGTACGGTACACGGGCTTGTAGCTCAATAGGGAGAGCGCCGCTTTTGCAAGGCGGAGGGAGCAGGTTCGAATCCTGTCGGGTCCACTAGGGTGAACAAGTATCTACGGAAGCTCCCGTTTTTAAGCAAGGTCGGCTGTTCGCCTGAGTGTCGCACTTCGTCCGTTGTTCTCGCCACAGGTAGCTCCTGGGCCATAACGGAGGGTGCGGTGAAGGGCCGTCCCAGTGGTCGAGGCGACAGAGAAGCTCGTAGCGATCACTTTGCGGGGACGGTCCACAATGCCGGTGTAGCTCAACGGGAAGAGCAGTGGGTTTGTAACCTACGTGTCCGGGTTCGAGTCCTGGCGTCGGCTTGTTAAAAGTGAACCATTAGGGTACCAATAGGAGAACGAATGACTGAGCAACAATCAGTAGACAAGTTGTTTGTCACACAGGAGATAACTCTCTTGGGAGCGACACCCAACTTCAAGAATGCCCTTCTCGAAGCTGGGGCCCCGCCCGACGATGTTGACCTCGTTGCAGCAAAGTTCCAGAACCTTTCCTCCGACCCTATGCTTTACGCACCAGGCGTCGGCCCCTTTGTGGATTTGAGCCTCACCTGGGTTCTTTTGCGGCCCATTGCCATCCAGACCGATCTCACGTTAACCCCAGTTAAAGGTGGTGTTATCCACATAGTTCAGATGTGTCCGCGCTTGGATGGCGGTGTCCATGTCTACATGCAGAATGTTTTGGTCATGCTCGAAGATGTGCCGTGGCTATCAACGATGATTATCGAAGAGACCAAGAAGGCTGGAACGCCCTATATGTTTGGACAACTGGGAGGGATGGAATATGAGCATATTAATCCGAGCCGAGAAAGTGACGAGTGAAGATCGCCAGAAGAGGTATGGACATCCAATCATCAATTTCACGCTGACTGCCCTGCGCTGGACTTCGCGGCTACAGGCGCGGGGCAAACTGAGAAAGGGTGAGTACGTCGATCTTGAGGACGTACCTTGGATGATGGTAGATGTAAAGGCCGCACGAGAAAGCTGGTTGCACGATGATGACAACCCTCTTGACGCCTGCGGCTATATTCGGACATACGAGCGCATTGACGAGTGGTTGACGGACCATAACTACCAGGGCGGCATTGCTGGATTACGGGGAGCCCCAATCCACACGCTGTATAAGATCCTGGAAATAGCACTGGAGGAACACTATGCAACGCTTGACTGACGCCGCTATTGACCTGATGGTTAGGGGTCTCACTGAGAATGCCGTTGAACTTTCGGTGGGAATCTTCGCAAAGGATGATATTCCACACCACGTTAAGAGAGTCACCGTCTCTGAGACCGAGTGGTTGTTGGAGCTCGTTCGCCCATTAAATTTGGAAGATACCTTCGATTCCTTTGTTATGTTCGACTCGCCGAAAGCAGCCCAGATGCATGACGGCCAGTATTCTCGAAGCCAGTTTGTCTTCATCAACGAGAGAGTAATCTCTATCCCGCGCCGAGGAAAGAAGGTCGAGTCCGATACTGTCTTTGCCGAGGCCGCTCTCTTCCCCTTGCAGACCCTCCATGTAGTCCGCAAATTTGCGGCGGGGGTAGAGGCAATACCCTACAAAGCCGAGGGGGGCCGTATAACGTTTCCAACGTTCCAGTTCGATGAACCGGGGCGTGGGCACTATATATGCTTGGCGGTATATAACAAAACTGGCACGCCCATTTGCTTTCTCCCGATTGATGAGTATGGAAACGGGGAGGCAGTCAATGTCCCGAGCATTGAAATTAACATCAACTTCTGAACCGGCGAATGCGGTTCTGGGGTATCTGGCTGGTCTGAGTACGAGTTCAAGGCGAGTGCAACTCAGCGCCCTGAACAGTATGGCGGTAATCATCTCCGACTCGGAGGAGGCGTCGGCAATAACACTTCCCTGGCATAAGTTGGATCGACTCATGATTCAGGTATTGCGTGCCGAACTGGGAAGGCGGTATAAGCTCCTTACGGCCAACCGATACCTTGCGGCCTTGCGCGCAGTGTTGAAGGAATCGTGGCGGCTGAGTCTGATAGACTCCGACACCTACTTCCGCATATCGGATATTCCCGACATCAAGGGCAGCCGTGTACAGAGTGGCCGCCTTGTGGATCGTGAGGATATTATCGAGATACTGGAACATTTCCAGGGGGGCGAAACATACGCGGAAGCCAGGAACTTTGTAATGATTGCGATCATGTATTATGCCGGCCTGCGGCGCGGCGAGTTGTGCGATCTTACCTTTGGCGACTGGAACGGGCGGCTGGGGAAGTTGCTGATACACGGCAAGGGCAATAAAGAACGCTTCGTCTACCTATACGGAATAATGCTTGATACCATGATTATTTGGGTGGGCTTGCACGATGACTGTGCCGGGGCCGATCCCCTTTTCGCCCGTGCTCTCACCAAAGCTCGTGGAGAGTACAGCGGTGAGAAGATGCCGAACCACACCCCTTACCATGTTTTGCGGCGCGCACAGAAAGTTCTTGGAATGGAGAAGTTTACCCCCCATGACCTCCGTCGAACGTGTTTTACCAACTTGTTGGAGAAGGGTGTAGACCTCGGAACGGTAGCCAAAATTGCCGGCCATGCCAATCTTTCGACAACTGCCCGCTATGATATGCGTGACGAAAAGGCTAAACGGGAAGCATTTAAGCTCCTGGACCTCCCCATACGTGCTTGACAAATTCACTGTGACGCGCCTACAATATTAAAGTAAGCTCAACAACCCAATATGGATATGCCATGGCGCACACCCACCTGCTCTCAGGGACGTTTTCAACCTTGCCAGGAGCCAATGAAGCCAGAGCGAACGCCGCAACGACCGCCATCTCTACGGCATTCACTACGGACCAACTCCCACGCGACTTCCCCACTGCCCTTTGGCAGGCACAGGAAGATCGCTATTTGCGTTACTGGGACTGGTTCACCGGCGAGGCCCTCAACAGCGTTATTGCCGAAACAAAGCGCGGCGTTGCCATTCCGAAGTTCCCGCTGCATCTAAATGCAACGCGCAACTTTGCCCGCAAGCACTCCGCCCTACTCTTCGGTGAAGTGCCTGACAACGACACCGCCCTCGTCACGTCCAACTGGCGACCGCGCAAGGGACTGACCGTTGCGGACCTCGAAGAAAAGCAGGACAGCCCGAACCGTAAGCATGATAAAATGGTGGCAGAAATTCTCTCCACTATTGTGAACGAAGTGTGGGTGCAATCAAATGGACGCTCGATACAAAGAGAAAACGGGACGCTCTCCCAATTTCTGGGTGGCTGTGTCTTCCAGTTCAAGTGGCAGCCGCAAAGAGACGACCTACGGATTCCTATACTCATTCAGACGATCAGCCCTGACTTCTTTCTACCTATTTGGAATAACGATAACTATTGGGACCTTCTGGAAGGATATGTCGTCTATCAAATCACCAGCGCAGCCGCCAGAGCTATGTATGGTCATGAAGGATCAGAAGCGATGGTTCTTTACACCGAGCACTGGACTAAGGATCAGTACAGCATTTACCTGGACGGAGAACCCCTGACCTCTAAAATGGAGGCCAATGGCAAAACAAAGGAAGTGACCTTTAAGGATCTTCCGAACCCCTTTGGTATTGTACCGTTCGTCTATATCCCCCACCTGCGCGAGGGGAACTTTTATGGTAGCTCGATGGTAGAAGACATCGAGGGACTAATGTTGGAATATAATGCGCGAATGGCCGATAAGGGCGACGCCATTCGTAAAACAGTTCATCGCAAAAGATACATGAGAGACGTTGGGAATATAAGTATGCGGGTTTTAGATGAGGGCGTTCAAGCTGTGGATCTTGGCAAAACTCCTCCGACCTCAAAAAATCCACCTGATGTTTTCTCTGAGGACCCGCCTCAGTATTCACCGGCGTTGATGGGGTACACGGACGAACTTTGGGACAACTTGCTCCGCGAGGGGCATGTTTCGCCAACGGCATTTGGCGAGGACGAAGGTTCGCAGCGCAGTGCTTTGACGCTCGCTATTAAGATGTGGCCCTCTACATCCCACGCTCGGGCAGAACGAGATCACTGGACAGACGGACTGAACCAAAGCGCCCAAATCATCATTCGTATGGTGAGGGCCCATTTGAGTTCAACCCCCCTGAAGGGCCTCAATATCGAGATACCCGAGGATGTGTTCCACCGGTTCCTGGTAACGCAAAGTTGGATGCCGATGATACCGCGTGACCGCGAATCAACAGTTAACGAAATGGTTCTGAGAACTCAGGCGAAACTCGCTTCACCGCAGCTGGCCCTGGAAGAATTTGGCGACATTCCAGATGTCGAAGACGAGCTCGATAGAATCATTGAATGGACTAAGCTCATGCAGGAAGTTCTCCCGGAGGGCAGTGATGCCGGGGGTATAGACCACAGTGAGCCCATTGTTGACAACCAACCACCTGTCGCCATACTTGACACCGACTAAAGGAGAAGGTAACAATATGGGAAAAGATGCTGAGAACACGACACCGGCCCCGCCTGCCGCTCCAGAAGTACCGGAGCCGCCCGCGCCCCCGCCGCCGCCTGCCCCAGTAGATCCTGAACCAGCCAAGGTAACATTACAGAAGATCGATCCCCCGCCCCCTCCCCTGGAGGACGCACCGTTGAAAGACGTTGATGGAGTCGATTGGGAACGTAAGTTCCATGGTTCTCAGGGAGTTGCCAAACAGTTCCGTGACCAAGTTGTCACGCAACAAGAGCAACTCACCGCTTCTAACGAACAGTTAGCGGCCCTTGCATCTACACCGTCTGACCTCAAAGAGGCACGGGCGGAAATAGTGCAACTTCGGGAGATTAATGAGCGCAATGTACGTCACGGTGAACTCCGCGGCGTTGTTGCGAAAGATTTCCCGGACCTGCTGCCCCTCTTAGACGATGGGTTGATGCTCGGAGTTGACACGTTGGAAGGCGATGCTTTAACCGACCATCTAACACGTCTCCGCACTCAGTTTGGCGGGGGCAATCAGGGTGAGTTAGATGAAACCCTGTCTGGGGCTACACCCGCGTCTCCAGCCGGAGGGTCGACCGGAGTTACCGAAAGCGTTGAAGATTTGTTTCAGAAGTTGATGAATCTCAACCCCGGAAGTGACGAATACGTGAAGACCAACCGTGCTTACTTGATGGCGCAGGAGAAGGTACTAGCGAAAGCAGAGAAGTAACACAGTAGCCCTTGAGGACGGGGTTTGACAGCTGGAAGGAATGGCTGATGAATCCTAAGCAGAAATCTATCGTTGTAGTCTATCGAGACCAGAACGATGCAAACATCACTCTTGAATTGACCGGCCCCAACGTGGGCTATCGTCAAAACGAGCAGTCGGTGACGGTCTGGGAGAACAAAGCGGGCGGGGAAAACTTTACCATGGTTATTCCTCTACACCGCCTGGTATCTCTCAGAACGGTGCAGTAGTTCAGGCTCGGCCTCAAGGAGAAGAATCATGACTTTTGATGTCAACTATCCGGACAATCCGTGGTCCGGCGTAGACAAGAATCAGCGCGAGTGGTACGACCCAATTCTCCGGGAAATCTTTCTGGAGCAGGCCGTCTACGGACGCTACGTGACCAACCAGTTCAATCTGGCGGGGAACGTCAACACAACCGCGATGCATATCACAAGCCTCCTGCCCCCGCACGGCAACTTCGACACGCTGGGGCTGCGTGACCTGTGGATGGCATCCAGCTGGGTTGACTCGTTCCAGCGCACTATCAACTTCAACCGTTACGGCGGGAAGTTGAGCTACCACAAATACGACGACTCGATCACCTACTGGCAGAAGAATGCCGTTGCTGGTCTGCGTCGGATCGTTAACCAGGGCCTCGGCTCACACATGGTTGACGTGATGGACATGCTGGCCCGCAATGCTTTCCTTAGCGGCGCTTTTGCCGTCTACGGTGACGGGTCGGGTACCTCCTTCGATGTTCTCGACGGAACTCAGGTGCTTTCGACGGAACTCATTGACCAGATCCATCTGGGGATGAGCTACCGTAACGTTCCCTACGCTTCGCAGCAAAACGGCGTGATGGGAAACATTGTCTGCATCACTTCCCCTGGCGTGATCTACGAGATCAAGCGTGAAGCCGACGCAGCTGGGAACCAGGCGGCTTTCGTCGACATCATGAAATATGCTGACCCCACACGCCTCATCCGAGGCGAGGTCGGCACGTATCGCGGAGTCCGCTGGGTACAGACACCGCGTGCGACCCTGTGGAATGCCGGTGAAGTCACGTTCACTGCCGAACTAAAGGTTGCTGTCTCTGCTGGGGATGGCGCTCTTGGAACGGTGATTGACGGCGTGAAGACTGTCGGTCAAACGGGTGCCACACCCTATGTGGAAGTAAACACCGGCGAGGCCGCCAATTTCGCCGTTAACGACATCGTGACGGTCCATATCGACCAGACCGCCGCCTACGGTATTACCGATGGCGTGGACTGGAACGATGGGACGTTGCACAACCGGCGCGTCGTGGCTGTTGATACGGGTAATGACCGTCTCAGCTTCGACAAACCCATCATGCTTGATATGGACACCGACCTGGGCGGAACCGTTTACGGCTACGTCACGAAAGCTCGTCATGTCCATTCAGCTGTCTTCCTTGGCGGGAACGACGGCGTTGTGATGGGTGTTAACCAGCCGCCGCGAATTCACACACCGGGCCCTGTTGATGACTTCGAGAGTATGTACCGCATCTCGTGGGACGGCTACTTTGGCTACGAGGTTTTCGAACCCGAAGTCTTCGAAGTGGTCTTCATCGACGGCACGACCCGAGTCAAAGGTCCGGCTGTCTAGGGAGTAACCTAATGGTTCAATGGTCAGATTTTAGAGATCAGTTCCAGCGCAGCATCTTGAACGATGCCGTCAAAACAACGTGGAGCGATGAGGAAGCACTTGACTTCCTCGAGTGGGGCCTTGCCTCACTTGCGGACTTTGAGGCGATGGCAACATCCACCTCATTCGCTGTACCCGCAACTGCAACGTTCGAGTACACGTTGCCTGGAAACATCTTTAGCGACCTTGCGACAACCGGGACTGTGCGATACGAATATGACGACGATACCTACCAGTATCTCGATCCAGTTCGTTATACACACATGGTTCCCCGCCGTACCCTGGAAGCCTATTGGGAACACCCGAGAGGGACTCTCAATGTGGGGTCTGCGCCATTGAACATTGTCGCCGGTAACACCACCCTGGTGGTTGATTACTTTGCATACTACAACGTGCCCTCACAAGACACCGACACTATCGATGTTCCTGTGTGGGCACGTCACATGCTTATGCTTCACATGGGCATCCACGCCATGACCAACGAGGGCAACAAGCAATCGAAGATCAGACAGTGGGCTGAGAAAAAGGAGGGCGACAGTGAAGAGAACGCCCTTCGCATACAACAGGGGTGGCTTTTGAGGCTCCTCAAAGAAGAAGAGGCCCGCCATACCCGCCAAGACCGTGTTTCCTACTTCCGCAACACCTGGGGGATATAATGGCTGCTCAGACTTCCCAGCTTGACATGCTCATGGATGATATTGTCACGCATCTTGCGAAAGAGCTTATGACAGACATTGATGATCCCCTCGACGCCGATAACAAAGGTGGCGTTGTCAGGTTCGGTAAGCTACAGGCTGACCCCTCGGTAGGCAAGATAAACATCCTCATTCATTTCGGTAACGAGGATTGGAAGCACCAATTGTACACCCCGGAGGTGCGGGGTACTGTGGGCTGGGAAATGCCCATGATGGAAATCGGCGGCACCTACTCAGTAACATACTGGGTGCGTCGTTTTGTGGTTGAACTCAAGGTCTTTTTGTCCGGCGAGTCCGACCGAGATGAGGCGCGGCGAAATGCTCATGTCGCACTGTCCCGTGCAGAATGGGCGGTATCGACATTTAGCGTTAACGCTGTTGTAGACAGCTTCGGCGAAGCGCCGCATCTCATCCAAGTCCGCGATAGCTATATGCGCGAAAGCAGGGGCGAGGGGGACTTTATCTATAGGGGCGAGATTCGCTTCGAAGTCTTCACCACCAAAGACCCGCCCGCGCCGTAAAAGGAGAAATAACATGGCTGGATCCATGAGCGATTACCTGGAAGACGAACTGAATGATCACGTCCTAGGCGGGGCCGATTTTACCCGCCCCGCTACTGTCTACATTGGTCTGTGGACCGATGCCCTGACAGACGCAAGCACTGGTTCGACTGGTACCGAGGCTTCAGGCAGTGCCTATGCCCGCGTGTCCGTGACGAACAACGCCACCAACTGGCCCGCTTCATCTTCGGGCAGCAAGGCGAGCGGTATTGCGTTCACCTTCCCCACCGCCTCTGGCGGGAACTGGGGAACCGTGACACACGCAGGCATTCTCGATGCCGCAACCGTTGGCAACATGCTCTACTGGTTCGATCTGACAACCAGCAAGACAATCAATGACGGGGATACTGCGGAATTCGCCATCGGCGCGATTACTGTAGCATTCGACTAGAAGTATCAGCAGCGCAACCTTTGAGGCCCACATGCCGCACTGTCGATGTGTGGGCCTCTTTTGTGTAAGGGAACGATATGGCCGCAAATTGGAATGATCCTACACTCTGGGCCGCCTTGTACCGTAACCAGGATGATGACGGCAACTTTATCACCTATGGTCGGGAATATGCCCGGATACGAGACGGCAACCGCGAAACTGCTAACCTGGGCAGCTTTGAGGCCCGTTGGCAAAGCCTAGTTACCACGTTCGGTATTCAGACAACCGACCGTGTGTTGATCGCTGGCTGTGCGTTCGGCTTCCTGATTGAGGTTGCTAACGATGCGGGGTATCCCAATGTCTGGGGCATAGACAGTAGTAGCGAGATTGCATCAAGGCGCGGTGTCGAGAGTCGTGGTGATGTGCTGTTCGTAGAAGATGATATTCGTGGCGGTGGCCGTGTCAGGGCTGCGCTCCGTTCCCTGACCGGCGACGACATCTTCGACTGGATAATCAGTGAGGACCTTGTACCCGGGTATACAGTACCCGAACTCGAACCCTTGCTAGATGCGGCAGAAACGATACTTGAGGGCACTCAGCCCCTCAGCAACATCGTACACCTCATGACAATACTTGTGCCTGGTAAATCGGGCGATAGCTCGCAGACCTGGATGACGCTCACCGAGTGGAATGCTGTTCGGCCAGCGCACTCGTGGGTTGACATGCGGACATTCGAGGTGTTGTAATGGCCCTTCCGCGTTCTATTGCAGGGGTAGCTTTCCCCGACCAAAACTACGATATAAGCTCGAAGCGGTCGCCTGATGGTAATCATTATATTCCATTTCTCGATAGTACAACTTCTTACCGGGTTGAGATGTGGATGGCTAATAACGGTGATGATACCTGGGCGGAAAGAGACGCTGGAAACGGACCCAACGTTGGCGTCAACGACCCAATTAAAAGTATGTGGTCCGTGCAAGATCCAACTAACCCCTACTGGCTACACGTTGCATTTCAGACAAACAATACGGCAGGGATGGATCCTGTCAACCGAGTTTGCTATGCACTATACGCAATGTCGGATAATGCGGCAGATGCACGAATTGATCAGAGAACCGTTTCTACTGGTTCTGGTATTTTCGGCGGTTCGGGAACACAGGAGGAACGAGCGCAAGAGTTCACTTCTCATGCTACGCAAACTCACATCACCGCTCTACAATTGATGCTTCGCAAGGCGGTTGCACCAACTGATAATGTAACTATAAAAATAACAGCATCGCTCGGCGGGTCAGCATTAGCAACAGCGACCGTTGCAGCAGCGGATTTGAGCACAACAAATAGTTGGGTTACTGTCCCGATTGATCTAACAGTAACCGCCAGCACAACCTATTTTATTGAGGTATCACGTTCTGGTTCTCGCGATGCTACCAATTACCCAGTTTGGGAACGCGGCGGAATATACTCGGGTGGAACGCCGCGAATTAAGGAAAGTGGTTCTTGGAGCGCCGATGGTACCACTACAGATTTTGGTTTCTCTATTTATTACGGTGGCTGGATTGACGTCAATGCTGCGGGTACACTACCATACACCGTTGTTTCCGACGTACCCGATAGCAACACAGCCGTAGCCTGCTCGATTACGGTGCGTTCGGATGGCGACATCATCATCATCTATCAGGGCGCGCAGATTGCCGACATGGGGCAAGTCTGGGACACGATCAAGTATGCGCGCTGGGAGAACTATGCCGCAGGCTGGGTAATTGACCAGGCCGTTGATGGCGCGGCAGATGAAGAGTGGCGCAACCCGGTCATTGTTCACAACCCCGATAACGATAAGAGTCATTTTTTCTATAGACAAGATGTTGCCTTTGACCATTTCCATAAGGCGTTGACTAGCGGAAACTCTTTAGACGGCACGCCGGACACAATAGAAGTAGCAGGTCAATCAGCAGATTATCCTAATGGCCCAGGAGCGTGGTATAACCCCGCTGATTCTGTAGCCTCTCGCGTTACCCTAGCCTATACCGCTGACGCTGGTTCTGATTTCTCCGCCGTTAAAATTGACGATGATGGTACACCCAGTACAGCCCAAACAGTTAACGATAGCGATGCTGTCAAATTAGACGGCGAGACTTATATGAATGGCATTAGTCACCAGGGTGATGATGTCGTAGTGGCGTGGTGGGCAAATAGTGTTGACTCTGATCTTTATATCAGCACCAGTGACGATGGCGCAGCATGGGCAGCAGAATCTAACGAGTGGACAGCGACTATCAATGCACTATCCTGTTCAGTGCTCATCAACGATTCTGGCGATACTGTACTGGCAATCGTCGCTGACGACGGCGGCACCATCAAATACCACGAGATAGTGCCGGTCGCTGCCGGGGGCACTACCCACCAGCTGGCAGGTACTATCGAGGCCGATGCTACTGTCACCGGGGGAACTGGCGAACCGGCCATCGACGTACAGCTTGCTGGGGCAGTCAACGCGGCAGCAACCGTCACTGCTGCGACAGCCGAACCCGCTATCGATATTCCACTTGCCGGGGCTGTGAATGTAGCTGTAACAACCACAGGCGACCTTACTCGTATCGCAGGCGTTACACCACTGGCTGGCGATGTCGTCGTTGCCGCCACAGTAAGCACCGTTGCTGGCGAACCCGCAGTTGATGTCCAACTGGTTGGTGATGTTACTGCCGCAGTCGCCGTGAGCACTGTCGCCGGTGAGCCAGCTGTTGACGTACAACTCGCTGGTGATGTCAGCGCGGCTGCCGTCGCAAGCTCAACAGCGAACGAACCTGCGGTAGATGTCCAATTGGTGGGCGCGGTCAACGCTTCCGCGATACTCGCTGCTACAGACTTTGATCGAACCATTGGCTTGGCTGGTGATGTCGCTGCATCGGCAACTGTAACGGCCAGCGCGAATGAGCCCGCGATAGACGTTCAACTAGCGGGCGCGATAGCGGCCTCGGCAGTTGCTAGTTCTGCCGCAAATGAACCTACTGTTGACATCCAGGCCGCTGGTGCTCCTACGGTCCTGGCAACCGTAGTCGGCGACCTTACCGTAGACTTCGACCTTGCAGCCGAAGCGGTAAACGCTACCGCGACTGTCGCGGGCGTACTCGGCGTCAAGAAGTTGATGGCCGGTGCAATCAACGCGACAGTTGTCGCGACAGCAGGAGCTAACGAACCCGCGATTGCAATAGACCTCGAAGGGGCGGTTACATTCGCTGCGGTTGCAACGGCAGGGGCCAACGAACCGGCAATAGCGGTTGATCTCGCTGGTGCTGTTGCGGCTGCGGCATTGCTCGCCGCCACCGACTTCGATAGGACTATCGGCCTTGCCGGTGCTGTCAATGCAACGGCGACCGTAACGGGCGTCCCCGACGTAGATATACAGATGGCAGGTACCATAGCCGCGGTTGCTACGGCCAGCGGCGACGTTTCAGTAGCCATTCCCCTGGCAGGTGATTCCACTCTCGCTGTCACGGTTGCTGGCGATTTAACAGTAGCGCATCCCCTGGCAGGTTCTATTGCGGCGTCTGCAATTCTCGACGCCCCGGTCCTGTCCGTATTGAAACGCCTCGAAGGTGTGGTGAACGCTTCCGCCGTCGCTACCTCGGCAGCCAATGAACCCACCATCGATGTCCAACTTGTGGGTGCTCCCGCCCCCACTGCCACCGTTACCTCTGGTGGTATGATCTTCGTCCCCGCTGCCCTGGTTGGTACTGTAGCGGCATCTGCAACTGTTTCTGGTGTCCCCGATGTTGCAATTTCCTTGGCAGGAGCGATTAACGCTGCGGCCACCGTAAGTGCGGCCACAATCGGAGTCAAAAGACCCCTTGCAGGATCCGTTGTAGTAACAACCACGGCGACGGGCGACGTTTCCGTAGGCGTAAAACTTCTCGGTGCCCCCACAGTCCAAGCAACAACAACGGGCGAGTTGACCGTCGCGATAGACCTTGCCGGGGACGTTAATGTTGCCGTAACTACTACGGGCGACCTCTCCGTAGACGTGGCCGTGATACAGCTTGCTGGTGACGTAGCAGCGTCCGCATCGGCGAGCGCGGCTGCAAATGAACCTACTGTTGACATCCAGGCAGCTGGCGCTATTAATGCGTCGGCAACGGCCACAGGCGATTTAAGCGTCGCAATCGCACTTGAGGGTACTGTCACCGCTACAATCGCTGTAAACGGCACCTTAGCCAATCAAGTGGCCCTCGGGGGGTCAATTTCAGCCACTTCTACGGTCTCTGGAGACGTAGAAATCGATGTCCAGCTGGCAGGATCGGTCGTTTCTGCCGCTACCGTGACCGGCGACGTGGTAATCGACATACAACTTGCAGGTGCGGTGAGTGTTGCGGCAACTACCACGGGCGACCTGCAAGTTGGCGGGGGCGTTGACGTTGCTGGTGACGTATCCGCTTCCGCGACCGTCTCTGGCGATTTGGCTGTTGCGATTGACCTCGATGGTGCGGCAATCAACGTTGCGACAACTGTCGCGGGTAGCATTTCTCTATCCCTCCCGCTTGGTGGCTCAGTTTTAGCCGCTGCCACGGCCACAGCGTCGGCCAACGAACCAGCCATCGATATACAAATGCTCGGCGCTCCCATGCCCAGCGCAACGGTGACTGCGAACCTCAGTGCCAGCCCGTGGGCTCTGGCGGGCGATACGGGCGCGACCGCTACGGTTTCAGGGCCGCTCGAAGCCCTACGGCCAATTGCTGGTACGGTGAGCGTATCGGTCTCCGTCACTGGTACCACCCTGGACATGACCCGCTTCATCGAGGGGGCGGTCAGCGCCGCTGCTGTTGTGGCCGGAACGGGGAGTGTAACTCTGGCCCTGGCCGATTCTGTTGTTGCAAATGTCACCGTTGTAGGTATTCCTCCCATCATGACCATAGGTATTGCTGGTGACGTTAGCGCAGCGGCCTCGATCTCGGCAGAATTGACCGTCATCGTTTTTGAGGGTTATGTCAATGCTGCTGCCACCGTAACCGGCAACCTGAATGCTTTGTTTACCGCTGCGGGCGAGGTCCAGGCCGGTGCCACAGTGACCGCCCCACTCACGCGGTTCAACTATGACGACTTTATCATGTCCTGGGACCCGCGCTATCCGGATGTCATCGCCCTATTGGATGACCCAAACCAGCGAACAGTGGGTTATAATGATAATCTATGGCGGCACATCTTTGAGGCCACTCGTGACTTCTTTGTACGGCAGAAACCAGGCAAACACGAATACTCCGACCCCAGCAGGCGTTGGGATAGATACTATGGCCCAACGGGTGTAAGGACAAAGCGATGAGAGTTCTATGTATTTTCATGGGCGAGACACGCAAGTCAATGGGAGGCTGTGAGATTTATCGTATTTCCATGCCTTTCTCTTATATGATGCAACACGGCCATCAATGTGGTTGGGCATTCTACGAGGACATTTACAATGAATACAAAGTAGTTGGTCCCAAGTATTGGAAGGGGTTCGTTGAAAGTGCTGACATTTTTGTCTTCCCTCGTTTATTTGTGCCAGATAAAGCGAAAGAAGAAGTTACCTGGGCAATTCAATATTTGTTCGACCAAATCAGAAAAGCTGGCAAGCGCGTGGTGTACGAGTTGGATGACGACTACACCAATGAATTCCGCGATGTGATCGGTGGCGACGCCATAGTTGCCGCAAGAGCAACGGATGGCATTACCGCGTCAACCGACGTATTGGCGAAGCGCATGAAAAAGTTAACGGGACGACCCACTCATGTGCTGCCCAATATGATCGATATGGAATTGTGGGGCGACGCAGGAGAACCTAAATATAAAGACGAATTAGGGGCAAAGATACTCATCGGCCTTACGGGATCGTCTACACATGAGCATGATTGGATTGTGTTAAAGAACGTTCTGCCGTATATTATAGATAAGTATCCCCACGTTCATCTGCTCGTTGGCGGGTACAATCCAGACTACTTATTGGGCTTAGAAAATACAACCTATTTACCAGGCGTAAATTATGCGACATACAGTCGCCTAGTACGCAACTTTGACCTTGTGTTAGCACCTGTCAATCCCTTTGATGGATTTAACGACTTTAAGTCACCCATCAAGGCAATTGAGGGCATGGCTGCTCGCCGGTCAGTGGATGGAAAGCCAGCTGGTGGAGCCGTGATAGCGACCAACAATCTAGTCTACCGCACCGCAGTACGTCACGGAAAAACTGGACTTTTGGTGGAACATACACCTGATGCCTGGGCCGAGGCCATCGAACGAACGATAACCGATACAGCAATGCGTAAGCGCCTGCAAATTGCGGGCCACACTTGGGTACAGAGGAAGCATTCAATTGCTCGTCACTGGACCAAGTGGGTAAGCGCATACCAAAAAATCCTCAACGCACCAGCTAACCCGGTTGAACTTGGTTCGATAGTCGACAAAGGAGTAGTATCATGACCGTACCGGCACAGGCAGGCATATTTGGCTTTTGCTTGCAACTCGTTTCTGGCAAGGTGGGGCAAGGGGCAACCTTTACCCCCGCGTCTGAGACGTGGTATAAGATGCGGGCCCCCCGTGTAGCACTGGGGACCGTGCAAGACCTTCAGGTGTTCCCGCCTGAAGTTGGTGGCCTGATCGTGCCAACTGGCACGTATAAGCAGGGCCATTTCTTCGGCGGCGACGTGGACATTCTGCCACGCACCGAAGCTAATTTGGGGTGGTTGCTGCGTGCTCTTATGGGCTCTGCTTCCACCGTTACCGGGGTAGATCATTTAGGCGACGCCCAGGCGGGCCTCGATACCCATATCTTCCGCTTCCTGCCTGCGAGTTCGTACTCTCAGGACTGGATGGCGGTTCGCTGTGAAATTCCTGGCGGGGCTTCCGATGGTTCCGATGACTACGGCGAGACCGGCTACGATTGCAAGATCGCGGCTGCTCGTTTCATCATCCCGAATCAGGGAAAGATCCTGATGCGCCTTTCAATCCTAGGGCGCGACACAATCCAGGAAGAGGATCCGAGCTTCACTTTCGACAATGCCGATTTTGAAGACAACACCACGGTGCCTGATGCTGGCCGCGGTAGCTTCAAGATTGGGGGTACCGAATACCCGC